CGCAGCAGGTTATGGGGATTACCTAACACCGGTGGATTAAATGACATTACATCAACGACAGGTTCATCCAGAACCAGTAGACGGATGCTTCGGTTGCAAGGTGGGTAGCCTTCAACTATCTGTTGGAGCAGCAAGGCACGATGGAGTCCCATCAGCAAAAGCGCACGATAAAGAACTTGGGTCCTATTACGATGCAGTAAGGCAAGGCATCGAGCCAGTCTCTACCAAGCAGAAGGATATTGATGCAGCAGTTGCTGCAAGCAATACTGCCGGTAAAGCATTTGATGGCAACACAATGGGATTCAAAGACTAACTACTAAGGAGTAACAAATGGATAAAGTAATGAAGGTTCAGGAAGTTGAAACTCCTGGCGAAGTTGATCTTGTAAAGAACGTTGAAGAGGCTCCAGCTTATCCTTCAGCAGACAAGCAGTTCCCATCAGCAACAAAGTTTATGACCTATGAGTCAATCTCAACTGGCGTTGGCGGTAAGAAGTAATGGCTGCCAAGAAGACTAAGGTTGAGAAGGTAATGCACGAGTTCAAGACAGGAACACTTCACTCAGGTAAAAAGGGTCCAGTAGTCAAGAACAAGAAGCAGGCTATTGCTATCGCTTTGTCTGAGGCAAAGATGTCTAAGAAGAAGATGGGCAAGAAGAAGTAAATGGCTAAGTCTCCAGCGTGGCAAAGAGCAGAGGGCAAGAACCCAAAGGGTGGCCTCAACGCTAAGGGTCGTGCCTCTGCTAAAGCGCAGGGGCATAACCTTAAGCCGCCAGTTCTTAAGGGTGACAACCCTCGACGGGCAAGCTTCCTTGCGCGGATGGGGAGTATGCCGGGGCCCGAGCGTGACGAAAAGGGTAAGCCAACACGCTTGCTGAAGTCTCTTCAAGTGTGGGGGGCTTCCTCAAAAGCGGATGCCAAGGCAAAGGCTGCTGCTATCAGCAAAAGGAACAAGGGCAAATGAAAAAGCAAGTTTGGGATAAGCCCCGCCCCAAAGGGTTGGGCAAATCAAAGTCCTTGTCTCCTAGTCAGAAGTCCTCTGCCAAAGCTGCTGCTAAGGCGGCGGGACGTCCCTATCCAAACCTGATTGACAACATGCGAGCTGCAAAGAAGAAGTGACGTGGATCCTTTAACCGTACTAGCCCTTGCCCAAACAGCTTTCGCTGGTTTGAAAGCGGGCATAGCTGCGGGCAAAGAGATCCAGCATGTTGCTAAAGACCTTTCCGATTTGTGGGGTAGCCTTGCAAAGCTGACGCAGATTGCTGCGGAACCACCTCGTAAGTCCTTGTTCTCCAGCAAGTCACCTGAGCAGATTGCCATTGAGAGGTACACGGCTAAGGCCGAGGCTCAGGATTTGACCGCCAAGGCCAAGAACATGTTTGTCGGTCAGTTTGGATTGTCAGCTTGGGATCAGGTCCAGCGTGAGGTGATTAACATTCGTAAAGAGATTGAGCGGGAAAAGTACATGGCAGAGAAGGCTCGGGCTGCAAAGATCGAAGAGCTGCGGGATGCCGCTGTCGTTACGATGATTGTTCTCGGGCTGATTGCAATGATTGGTCTTGTGGGAATGGTTCTGCTGGTAAGAGGGTAAAATGAACGAAGCTGAGATTGCACAGGTTAAGATGCAGGAAGTGTTGGCAGCTGCTGCCAGCAAGGGAGCTCTGATAGAGAAGATTGTGTTTGCGGGTATCCCTATCCTATTCTCGTGCGTCGTCTATCTGATGACGGCTCTCAGCACTGCTAATAGCGAGATCATACAACTAAAGTCTAAGGTTGCGATTGTTGTAACCGCCGAGAACAAAGCCATTCCTCCGCAGGGTACGACCATCGATATGGCCCAGATTCGCGAACAGCTAAATGACAAGATCGATAAGGTTGAGCGCGATGCTGCCTTGGCCCGTGCAGCTATGACCCTTGATCGTGAAAAGTCGATGGGGGCAATTGATCGTCAACGTCTTGAAATGAATGCCGACGCAGCCATTGCTCGTGCGGCAATCCGCTCGGAAGCGGCGGTGGCTCGTGCTGAGTTAGACAAACGTATAGCACTATTAGAAGCGAGGGTACATTGAATGGATCTTTCAAAAATCGGTGGCCTTTTGGGTCAAGTAGCACCCACCATAGCTACAGCTTTGGGTGGCCCTTTGGCAGGGTTAGCGGTCAAGACCATCTCGGAAGCGATGTTCGGGCATCAGGATGCAAACGAATCCGAAGTGTCAGCCGCTCTAATGGGCGCAACGCCAGAGCAGCTTCAGAAGCTGAAAGAGACAGACGCCACCTTCAAATTAAAAATGAAGGAGTTGGACATTGATCTTGAGCGTATCTCGGCAGCGGATCGTGACTCCGCCCGAAACATGCAGATCCATACCAACGACTGGATTCCCCGTGTCCTTGCCATCATGATCACGGTTGGTTTCTTTGGCATCCTTGTTTGGATGCTGCTGAAGGGAATGCCTCCCACTGGAACAGAAGCACTGCTGATGATGCTCGGTGCACTGGGAACGGCTTGGACTGGGGTCGTTAACTTCTATTACGGGTCATCCGCTGGGAGCAAGGCTAAGACAGAAGCTATGCAAAAACCGAAGGAGTAAGTGTGAGCGATCTTTACATTGTTGACAGATTGTTTAAAGTAATTCGAGAGCGGCGAGACGTAGTATTAGAGGCAGTGACAAAAGGCTCTGTTTCTGATTTTGCCGCTTTCCGACACCTCCGGGGTAAGCTGGAAGTGTGGGATGAAATCGAAAATGAGCTGCGCCTTTTGCTAAAAAATGAAAGTGACAAAGACAATGAGTAGTTTGATTCTGCCTGACCATGTTCAAAAGAAACTGAACGCCAAGGCTCCAGAGCCTGTTACCAACCCGGACCTTCTCAAGGAAGAATCCAAGGGTGCTTTAGAACAGGCTTTTGTTCTCGAAGAAGACAGGGTCTTAGACCCTACCAAGATTCCCCAATCAGCCTTAGCGAGACTCCCCCAGCCCACGGGTTGGCGACTTCTTGTGCTGCCCTACCGTGGCGCAGGGAAAACCAAGGGCGGAGTACACCTCGCTGAGGAATACGTAGAGCGTCAATCATTGGCAACCGTGGTTGCCTATGTTCTTGCTGTTGGACCAACTGCCTACAAGGATAAGGACAAGTTTCCTGATGGGCCGTGGTGCAAGCAGGGGGACTGGATCATGCTTGGTCGGTATGCCGGGGCACGATTCCGTATCGAAGGCGGAGAAGTCCGCATCCTTAACGATGACGAGATCATCGCAACCATCTCTGATCCGGCGGACGTTCTTAACGTCTGATCAGTGCAGCAACGGAGATTGCTATGAGTGAAGAAGACAAAGTGGAAGACGGCTCCGTCGAGATCACCTTAGAAGATGATGGTGATACAAAGGACGAAGTCGAGGTTGCGGTAGAGACTAAGCCCCAACCGGAGCCCGAGCGAAAACCCGCTCGTGACGATCAGGACCTTGAGGAGCATTCCGAGAAGGTCAAGAAGCGCATTGACAAGCTGACTTTCAAGATCCGGGAAGCAGAGCGTCGCGAACAAGCGGCTCTTGATTTTGCCCGTGGCCTGAAGGGTGAGCTTGACTCTTACCGGGAAAAGGCAAACGTTTTGGACCAGACCTTGGTCCAAGAGTTCGACACCCGGATCAAGTCTCAGGAACGCTTTGCCAAGGACAAGCTGAAGCAAGCTATCGACACGGGCGACTCTGACGCTCAGATCGAAGCTCAGACCCTATTGGCAAATCTTGCCGTTGAGAATGAGCGTCTTCGTGTTTCCCGTTTGCGTCGTGAACACGAAGAAGTAGCCGAGCGTCAGCGTTACGAGCGTGAAGCTCGTGCCCCGCAAGAGGCTCCTCGCCAGCCGCAGCCGGATCCAAAGGCTCAGGGCTGGGCAGAAAAGAACGAGTGGTTTGGTGCTGATCGTGCCATGACCGCTACGGCGTATGCGATCCACGAGGATCTTGTTTCCCGTGAGGGCTACGATCCAACCAGCGACGAGTATTATGAGGAGCTTGACCACCGCATGCGTCAGGATTTCCCCCATAAGTTCAAAAAACCAGAGCCCGTAGAACGTCCACAGTCTCCTGTGGCCTCAGCCCGGGCTACCGCAAAACCGAGCCAACGCAAGATTTCTCTGACCCCGAGTCAGGTAAGGATTGCCAAAGCACTCAATGTTAGTTTAGAAGAGTATGCGAAGCATGCTCGTAAGCAGATGTTAGGACAATGATTATGTCAGTGGACCGCACACCTCGTTCCGAGAATGCCCGAGCCAAACAGGCTCGCCCCCAAGTTTGGAGACCCCCGTCCTCATTGGACGCACCCCCCGCACCGGAGGGTTACAGACACCGCTGGGTTCGTATGGAGACCAGTGGCTTTGACGATAAAAAGAACCTCCATTCTCGCTTACGCGAAGGCTTTGAACTTGTTCGCGCCGATGAATACCCGGACTACGATCTGCCCACCATCAATGACGGCAAGCATGCCGGAGTGATTGCGGTAGGGGGATTGGTCCTAGCGCGTATTCCAATCGATCTTGTCAAGCAGCGGGAAAACTATTACCGCAACCAAGCCCAACAGCAAATGGATGCGGTCGATAACGACCTGATGCGAGACCAACACTCTTCAATGCCGATCAGTAAGCCAGATCGTCAAACTCGTGTAACCTTCGGTGGAAATCGTTCTGCCGGATAACGTCAAAGGATCTAAGCAATGGCAAATATCAATGCCACTTTCGGGCTCCGCCCGTATCGTATGCTTGGAAGCGGTGCAAACACCAACGGTAATGCTACCTACAACATTCAGACCGCAGCGACTGCGGGTACGTCCAGTGTAATCTACAATGGCGCACCTGTTATCCCGCTGGCAAACGGTACAATTGATGTAGTGGGTAACGCCAACGGTGGTACTGTCCCTCTTCTGGGCGTCTTCCTCGGCTGTAACTATATTGATCTGACAGGTAAGCCTCGCTGGTCGCCTTATTGGCCCGGTACGGCTTCGGCCTATGCTAACTCCATCGCTACTGCGGTTATTGTTAGCAACCCTGATCAGCTGTTCTTGATCAATACGGACGCTGCTGCGGCTGATACACTCGTTCATGCAAACGCCAATTTCGTGACTGCCATTACCGGCA